CAAACCTTGAATGGCCTTCATTCCTGCGCTGACACCCGATGGTTTGTTTAGGCCAAAACCTGCGGGACAAGAAGGATTAACCCCTGTTACTGGCACAGACTCTCCTGTTATTTGGTTATAACAAGTTATTGTAGTCTGTTGGTCTGTTGTGCTTCCAGCACCTGCACCTGTTGCACCTGCTGCACCTGCACCTGCACCACTTGCGCCTCCTGTGCCTCCAGCAACAGGAAGAGGAGCCATTGCTTCATCTCCGCCTTGACCCGCTCCCGGCCCTGCGCCAGAGAACTGAGTTCCTTTAAGAGTAGCTTGATCTACATCTCGCAAATTGTAAGTAGGAGTCGTGGGAGCATCACCTGTGTTACCAGCTAACAAACCAGCTAGATAATCGCTTGCACCCGCTCCAAACAAGTCGGCATAACGCTCTACTGGTCTGTCTTCTATAAAATCAAAAAACTGAAATTCTTTTTCAAACCCATGACGGTAATCCGTAGGAGCGTCTTGTTTAAAATTACCCCTTAGAAAAGATTGTCTTTCTGCCCCAGTACCTTTTTTAGGTCTTATAAAATAACGATTATCAGCATCTAACCCATAGCCAGCGATTGAATCTTCAGCCTGAGCGCCAACCATATAATCTCTATACTCTTCGTCAGTCATACCCTCGGTGCGGTCTAAATCGCCACCATTCCGCATCCCAACAATACCGCCTTTGGCATACTTACCCATATAAGGATTAGGGTTAGTACCACGAGCCATCCCTAGAGAGTCTGTCAGAACGTCCTGAAAGCTCTGTGCGTAACGATTGTCTCTTGCTGTGGCCTCTTTGCGGAGTTTGTCCATACCTTCCTGAGCTTCTACCTGAGCCATTGTGCCTTGCCCTACTGCTGCTGGCAGAAGAACACCCGGACTCATAGCTGTGTTGGCAACCGAAGTTAGACCTTCTGGAGTGGTGAAACCTCGACCTATGTTTGCTAAGTTTTGTCCAAATGTTGATGGTGTATTAGCTGAAACTATTTCTGGCATTCCTGCTGTAAAAGCTCCCGACTGATCTGTCAAAACATTTGCGCCAAATTCTTTAGCTCCAGACTGAGCTGCTTGCAAAGCAGCAGTTTGAGCATTATCTAAACCAGCACTCGAAGCTATATCTCCTAACTGGTTAGCAGCCTGAGTAGCCTCTCCCGCAGTTTGAGCTGCACCCATAACCTTACCCAGACCAAAGCCTGTAATACCGCCAATCAAACCTTTCTCGAAATCTCCTGTCTGCGCCCATGTCGCAAGACCAGAGCCAACCGCTCCTGCTAATCCGCTACCAATGGCTTTACCAATCGCCGCCTTACCTAAGGCGCTACCAATGATCGGGGCAAGAAAAGGCAAGAAAGCTTCTGGCTGACCCGTGACAGGGTTCTTGGTGAGCTGTCCTGTAGGCGACATTGCTGCCAAACCCTGAACCTCATACGGGTTCATGTGAACTAGCTCGCTATCTCCATAACGACCATGAGTCGCAAGCTGTTGTCCTTGTCTAGCTAGTGGTGGTTTAGGTGCTATATTCATACTTATACCTAATCGGTGGTTTCTACGCCGAATATGTTAAAGCTCAAGTCTGAGTTACTTGCGTAGACTTTAACTACATCGGTTTGATTAAGAGTTATACCGATAACAACTGTTATCGTATCGTTTGCAGGTACTTCTTTGTCGTAGTACAAAAATTGCTTGTTATCTGCTCCCGCTCCTGCCACATGAATACTTACTCTAAAAGTTTGGTTTCCAGCATTCCTATTACAAATAACCAAAGAGCTTATTGTGGTTTGAGCGAGATCAGGAGCAGTGTAAAGAGTTTCTGTTGTAGTAGCAGACGGAGATAGCTGACCAAGTACCTTGATTACATCAGCCATTACCTTTAGCTCCCATCAAAAGAAACTGATAACGCTTAAGAGCTAAGGACTCTACCTTTCCTACCTTGTTCTCTATCTTTTCAAAATCATCTTGCGTAGTTGCAAAAGATCGTTCTATTGATCTTCGCATTGTTAATTCGTTTTGAAAATCGTATTCAGGATTAGCTGTAGGCAATACAACTAAGTTTATTCTTTGAGCCATTACCGCCTCCCGTCAGGTCTTACGTCAAATCTTAATTGTCCTAGCGTCCAGCCATAACCAGTACCAGAACTTTCTACACGAATAATAGACTCTCTCGTTCTTGCTCGTATAAAGGACTGATTACTGTTTTCAGTCACATTAGCAGTCGCTAGTGTAGACGATGAGTTCAAAGGGAAGTCCTTGCCTTTCATAGTTAAATTCATAGATGCACTAGCAGTCGTTCCACGAAACTCAAAGTCAGGTATTAATCTGTTTACAAACATAAACTGTTCGCCATCACCTATCTCTACACCTCCAGATTCTACATAAGCATTCATGGCAACACCATCAGCGTCATAACCGTTCTCATGGTTGTAAAGATAATTATTGTCAGAGTAGGTAATAGCCGAAGAAGCAATCGGATAACGTCTGGTATTTGCAGGTATCCAAGCCGCTCTAGTCAGAGTCCCGATAGCCCAAGAATCTTCCATGTAGTTGTAAGATACATAGTTCGTGCATTCTGTATTCCCGCTTCCTACAGGGTAGTACCAATAGACCTCAGAGAAGTCTACGCTGGTAGTAGCAAAAACCTTATATTCTTGATCTTTGTTGATGTTGCTAAAGACATAGTCCAAAACAGTGCAGGTAAGACGTTGAATTGAACCGTTATAGAAATAGAAACCGCCTCTATCCATGAAGAAGACCATGTCGCCAGCGTTGGTAGCTGCATTTGGCGAAATCATAGACAGACCTTCGTTGATCACATCAAACTGATAAACGAAAGGTTTTCCAGAAAAACGCATCGTGTGGATACTGTTGTCTGTAAATACTAGTATTTCCTGCCGAGTCTTGATTGCACCTACAATAAAAGACCCTGAAGACAACGTAACACTTCTCGATGAATTAAGTGATGTTTGCTTCCAATCAATAGGATTTCTTTGGTCAGACCATCTAATATGCAACGGATTAATGGTAGTTTGCCCCTGCTCATTACAACCAAAACAAATCGTATGAGCATCTGTTTCTGAAACCATTACTTGCAAAGCAAGAATAGGAGCTTCTAACGCGCCAGCGACATCAGGTAAAGCTACAGCTCTTGTCCCCGTTCCTGTTGATTCAATCCAATAGTAGACTCCACCGCCGCGAACATTAAACAACAAGTTATCCTCAAAGGTGTCTTGCGAATAAAGTCTAAGCTGGTTACCTGCGGTAATAGCAGTAGAGCCACCCCAACCTCCAGCACCCCATGTACCTGCCCCAAATCCAGAAGAGGCAACGTAGGTGTTTAGTCCTGTGTTGATCTGATAAGCACCAACGACAGAAGCGCCACCGTTTCCCGTGTCTGATGCGTTAGCAGTAACTGCGGCTCCAGCCGTATCTTTAGCTGCTACGGTGTAAGAATTTCCATCTATTATGGTAGCTATTTCATATTCTTGATTTAAAACAGCAGCCGTAATATTTCCACCCAAAGAAACAGCACCGCTAAAAGTAACAAAATCGTTAACAATCGCTCCATGATTTACATCCGCGACAGTAAGAGTTGAAGAACCGTTAACCGCAGAGAAGGTTACATCACCAGCCGCTGTGGTTTCTCTAATCGGAGTAACATCAAAGTAAGCATCACCTTGGTTTACATAAAACTTTAAATTAGTACCCACACCAAGATATTCAATAGAAGCAGCCGCTACCCAGTCAAGCAAAGAACGACATATTCCCAGAAACGTATTAGTAGAATACTTCTGCCATCCACCAATCTGCTCAGCTCGACCTTTACGAAATCTAATTTTGTCGCCGTCATACCAACCAGTCCCAGCCGTTAGCTGAGTTCCCTCTCGGTTTATTCCGGGCTTAAAATCAAACTTAACTAACATCTAATATTACCCTTGATCGGTTAAGGATATGAGCTTCTTGTATATCTTTCTTGGATTGTCCTTCATATTCAACCGCATGATGATTCTTTATAAGTTCTTTGCATAGCCACTTACCACCTACTTTGATGTCAGCTAACCACCGTCCGTATTTACCTTTTTTGTAAGTTCTAAGTGTAACCTCAGTGCCTACCGGAGAGAACGCTTTGACAAATTCTTTCGCTGCAAGACCGTATTTTTTTTCCTCCAAGTTTCGAGTGCGAGATTCTGGAGTGTCAATTCCATTAAGGCGCAAACAAATACCGCCCCCAGTATCACCACGATTAACAACCCCAAAACCCAAATTGATGTCAGTAACATACATTGTGTCTCCATCAACAATTTTAGAAACTACAGCGGTGAAGATATAAGGATTAGACATAAGTGTTTGTCTTAATCATGTCCGTAACTTCCAAACTACGACCTTTAACCTGCTTTGCCCACAAACTGTCTAAAAATTCTTCGCTCGCAAGATCATGATTGCCATCTTCCATATGAGCAATAGCCTTCTTAAACTTAGCAAAACGGACTCTACCAAGATTAAAATGCATATTGATAATTCCGTCACGCCTTGCTCCTTCCTCAAGACTATTAAACCAAGGATACTCAGAGCTTAGCTCCTGAATAGTGCGAGCAATGTCGTTGGATAGCATAAAGTCTATTTCTTCTTCGCTTAGACCAACACCTTGGTTAGCCCCTTCGGGATGAATGTTTCTGCCAGCCCCGATATGCCACGTTCCAAACTGATCTTGGTAAGCTCTCGACTTTACCCCTTCATGACGTTTCAATGTATCGATTAGTTTATCCATTTTATTTCCTGACATTACTACTTGATCCATAGAAGCTGGAGGCAGCGGAACTAACGAGACCCCCAAGATAACCGATAACGAGATTTGTAGTAGCAGCATCGACATCTGCTCCCATTAAAGTTACAAAAAAACAATATATTAAAAAGCCTATTAAAGAGATTAACGCAAAGGCTTTGCTAGTCCTGTCTTTACTAAAATGACGGCGAGCATCTTTGGCATCTTCCGCTTCGGTTTGAAAAGCTTCGAGATCAATCTCCATCTCGCGTATCTTATCTTCAAACTCTCTGTCTGCGTCTTTAACTTCTGCTACACGGTCTGGATTTTTTTCTAAAAACTTTTCAATCTTAGCGGGGTTCTTCTCATCAATGCCCAGCTTGTCTGACAACATTTTAATTGCAAGACCAGCCACCGGATTGCTAGAGGCAATCGTTTTTGTAATTGTTGGGGCAAGTGTTTTTAAAAGACCGTTAAGTTTCATTGTTCAGAACCTAAACCAAAAATTAAAAAGACTATTCCAGCTATGACAATTACAGCACCTGTTATAGAAATAAACACCATACCTAACTGTCTTATGAGCGCATCTTCTTCTTCGTTTCTTAAAGATTTTTGATATGCCTTTAAATCTCTTTTCTTTTGTATCCGCACTGCATCAGCTTTTATCTTCACCCAACGATGAGTCTGACCTTTAAAGGAATAATAGTCGCCCAACTTACGCATCATTTTTTCCATGCGTTCTTTTTGTTGGTCTATAGTAATAGCTTCTTCAAGAGCGGAGCCAACTAGCAAATCTTCATTGCCAGAAGATTCTGCTTTAGCCATAGCATCTTCCACACGCTTCTTGGCAGAAAAGAATTTACCTACCTCTCCAGCCATGTCATCTATTTCTTTCTTCTTGGAAATAGCACTCTGACAAAGCACAAAAGCAGAATCCAAAGCTTTTATCGCTATGGCAATCTCACCAATCATTTAAGTAACCTCTTTATGTTCGGAGAAATAGCCAAAGTTTTAGCAAAGCTTCAAGATTCTTTACTACTTTCCCTCAGCGTCTTCCTCTACGATTTCGTCAATCGTGTCACATACGTCAGGTATGCTAATGCCTGTAGTTACTTCTGTAGTGACTCTGCCGACAGCTCGTATACCCTTGTATACGCCGCTACAATATAATTCTTTGTTAGCAATCATGTCCTCAGATACAGCACAACCTCCTAAAGACATAAAAGCTAATAGTGTAATTACCCTAATCATACGAATCCTCCCCAATTAATTTTTTAAACTCTACTTCTTCCTCTTTGGTAAGTCCGTTTTTTGATTTTGCAGCTCTACTTTTAGTAGACGTTTGCGATTGTCGTTTCTTTTTACTGAATGCCTCAATAAAATTAAACAACCGCATCTCGTATCCCGGCATAAAATGATCTGATATAGCTTCACCCTTGTTATCCAAAAAGTCTTTCTTTTTAAATTCAGTTGATGGGTTAATTATATCTTTGCCGTTGTTAGCAAAGTAGATCATCTTCTGACTAACACTTGCTCCGTAACATAAGCGAGGTATTCTAGCTACTACATCACTGCCTGAAACCAAAGAAATTTGCCTTACTAAATTCATAGGACGTTTAAATCCTTTGAAGAAAGTATTAGGTTTTCCAAAAGTAACTAGACTCAAACGATTGTGTTTCTTGTGAAGCTTTGCTGCTGACAGCTCAGCAAGAGCGCCACCGAGACTGTGACCGCAAATTAACGTGTCCTTATCATAATCTATGTGCTTCTTTATCTTTCTCCACACAGACGCATGAGCAGCCACGAAACCTCCATGACACAATCGACCAGCATAAGGCACAGGGATAGCTGAGATATTAAACAGCCAATCCCCTAACTGTTGTGTACCACGGAAACAAATAATGTCTAAGGTCTTTGTCTTAACCACATAAGCAGTAGTCGATGTCAGCCTTGACTCTATCTTGATTCCTTTCTTGACCTCTTCGTTATAGGCAAGCGTGGAATACTTA